GTTCGGATGATGGACGATTTATTGGAACTAACGTGCTTAATGAAGCCTTCCTTGAAAGATTCGCTTTAACCTTTGAGCAAGAGTATCCTACTCCTAAGACCGAACAGAAGATCCTTGAGAAGGTATCTGCTAATCTAGGTGTACTAGACGAGGAGTTCTGTGCTAACCTTGCTAACTGGTCTGATATTATTCGCAGAACATTTAAGGATGGTGGTATCGATGAGGTTATTTCAACTCGTAGATTGGTACACATCATTCGTGCGTTTGCTATCTGGAACAATCGTGTTAAAGCAATACAGGTTTGTGTGAACAGATTTGATGAGGAGACTAAGCAATCATTCATCGATCTATATGATAAGATTGATGCTAAGGTAGATTTAGATCAGGAGGAAGACGCAAATGTGGAGTAAGCATGGTTACATAGGACACTATGCCGTCTTGAATGATGGTAGAGGTGGGATGATAATGGAAGGGGTCGGTACTCCTTCCAGTCCTTTACATAAGATTAAGCTAAAAAGTCTTGACGGAATCGTCTTTGAGTGCTATCATGATAAGATACAGTACGTATGGAACCATTGAAATATAATGAGAACGAGATCTTGAAAGAGGTCTCGGACTATATCAGTCAGACTTATAGGGGTCACTACTCAGCAGGTAACGTTCAGACACTGTACTTGATTGACTCAGTAGGAGACGCAGAAGCATTCTGTAGGTCTAACATTTTGAAATATGCTTCACGGTATGATAGGAAGGGTACAGCACGTAAGGACATCATTAAGATTATCCACTATGCTGTATTACTCTGCCACTTCAATGATAAACGTGCAGCACATGATGCTTCACAAACTGGAGCTACCGCTTTTTCCGTAGATTATGACAAGTAAAGTACATTTATCCGAGCTAACGTTCTCAGTCCTTGAGAACTTTGCAACAATTAATTCCTCTATAGTATTCAAGAAGGGGAACATCATTAAGACTATCTCTAATGCAGAGAACATCTTAGCAGAGTATGTGTGTGAAGAATACTTCCCACAAGACTTTGCAATCTATGACTTAAGTCAGTTTCTTTCTGGGTTAAGAATATTAGATGATCCAACTCTAGAGTTTGGTAACGAGGACTATGTTGTTCTTCGTGGTAATAATATAGCGATTAAATATTATTACAGTGACCCAGAGATTACCCTTAAGGTAGCTCCTGATAAGTCTGTTAAGTTTCCTGGTTCAAACATTGGGTTTGATTTAGACAAGTCCTTGCTTAATAAGGGATTGAATATCTCAGGTAAGTTTGGTTTCAGGGATCTATCATTCTGTAGTGATGGTACTGCTGCTTTCATTAACTTCTCTGATAAGGATATGGACACCAGTAACTCATGTAGATTTGATCTACCTAATGCTACTACTACAGGTGAGTATGATCTCAACATGAAGGTTGATAACTTACGTGTGTATAATAAAGCATCTTACAAGGTATCTGTATCAGAACAACTCTTATCTGAATGGGTTGTTAGTGATTGGGAGGGATCTCAGGATGTTAACTTAAAGTATTACGTTGCTTTGGAACCACAATGAGTGAAAAGAAGTTAATCATTAACATATCATTCACTAAACAAGAAGCAGATCTTCTTAAGATATTGGATGAGCTTGTTAAGTATGATCTTGCTAGTAATAGATCCGCCTGGTTTAAAGACCAGATTCGTAATCGATACCACGAGATGAGATCTAGTGGTGTTATTCAAATGGAACCTAATGAAGACTGAATTCCTTTGGGTTGAGAAGTATCGACCCAAGACTATTGACGATTGTATCCTACCAGATGGACTAAAGAAATCTTTCCTTGGGTTTTTAGATCAAGGTCAGATTCCTAACCTCTTGCTGTCTGGTTCTGCTGGTATAGGTAAGACCACAGTAGCTCGAGCTTTGTGTGATCAGTTAGGTGCTTCTTATATTATTATTAATGGATCAGATGAGGGTAGATCGATTGATACTATCCGAACTAGAGTAAAGCAATTTGCTACTACAGTCTCTTTGACCTCTACAAAGACTCACAAGGTGGTCATACTGGATGAGGCAGACAATATGACTCAAGATGTTCAGATGATCCTTAGAGCAGCAATAGAGGAGTATCATAAGAACTGTAGGTTTATCTTTACTTGTAACTTTGTTAATCGTTTGATAGATCCTATCAAATCTAGATGTACTGTTATTGATTTCAAGATCAATAATACTGAGAAGACAGAACTAAGTTCTCATTTCTTTGAGAGACTTAGAGAGATCCTTAAGAGTGAGTCTGTAGAGTCTAGTGATAAGGTTACTGCTAAACTGATCAAGAGATATTATCCTGACTGGAGAAGGTTACTTAATGAGACACAGAGACACGCAGCTAAGGGTAAGATAGAGGCAGATATCTTAACAGATATAGCAGACATCAATGCTTATGATCTAATCAAAGCAATGAAGGATCGTAATTATAAATTGGTCAAGGAGTGGGTAACTCAGCACATGGATCATGATCCTCATCACATTATGAGAAGGATCTATGATGTGATGTACGATCATGCTACAGGTCGTTCTGTACCAAACATTGTTATTATCATAGCAAAGTATCAGTATCAGATAAACTTTGTTGCTGACCAAGAGATTAATACTCTAGCATGTTTAACTGAGATTATGTTGGGAGTGGAGTGGAAATGATTACAAGTAAATCTTTAAAGACACCGTTAAGATATCCAGGTGGTAAGTCTAGAGCAATATCTAAACTGTTCCAGTTCTTCCCTGATCTTAAAGACTATGGTGAATACCGTGAACCATTTATGGGTGGTGGTTCTGTAGCATTAGAAGTAACAAAGAGATACCCTAACATTAAGATATGGGTCAATGATTTATATGAACCATTGTTCAACTTCTGGTGTGAGCTACAGCATAATGGTGAGGAAGTACAGAAGGAATTGGAGAATCTAAAGGGTACTTATTGTAACCAAGATTCAGCAAGATGTTTATTTCAATCAATGAAGGAGGTTATTAATGATCCAGAAAAATCGAACTTTGATCGTGCCATCGCTTTTTATATCGTTAACAAGTGTTCCTTTAGTGGTCTTACTGAGTCTTCTTCCTTCAGCCCACAAGCGTCAGATTCAAACTTCTCCCTTAGAGGAATCCAAAGACTCAGTGAGTATTCAGAACTCATTCAAAGTTGGAGAATAACCAGTCGTTCTTATGAGAGCTTGTTAGCAGATGATGCTAACGTATTCATGTATCTAGATCCACCATATGATATCAAAGATAATCTCTATGGTAGAAAGGGTGGTATGCATAGTAAGTTTGATCATGATAAGTTTGCACGAGATTGTGACACGTTTACTTCTCATATGTTAATATCTTATAACTCTGACCAAATTGTTAAGGATCGTTTCGAGGAGTGGACAGTTGGGGAATTTGCACATACTTACACCATGAGGAGCGTGGGGTGCTATAATAAAGATCAAGCATCAAGGAAGGAGTTAGTCCTTACAAATTATGAAGTGTGAAGTCAAACTCTATGTCGCTGGAACAGTCTTTAGTGAGACTGTGATCGCTAGAAATTATGAGGAAGCTAGGCAAGTAGCATTGGCTAGAAATCCTAATGCAAAAGTTATGTCTGTTAACGCAGTTTTTAATTAATGGCTGAAGTTATTATCACTGAGGAAAATGAACCTCTATCTGTTGTTGTCCCTATAGATGACATGCGAGCTATCATCCAGCAATTGTGGAAGTCTCGTGACACTGAACCTCATGTGGGTAAGTTGTACCATAAGTATAAGGAGTTAACTACATGGGAATAGATACTCAGGGTATCAGTGGACCTACTGATCCTAATTACAAAGGACCGATAAGGGTACAACCTCATAAACCTATGGAGATTCATCCTCGTAGGTTGTTTACACCTGAGTATGTTAAAGAGTTAAAGATACTGTTACATGAAGTTCTTGATGAACGTGAACATAGGAAAAGGATAGAAGGAGCGTATGATGATGTTAAACCATTACCAAAATCATACTTTGATACTGAGCAATTTAAACATCGTATTAATGAACCTGAACCACCTTACCAAGATTGGCGACAATGAATTACAAAGATTCGGGAGTTGATATAGAAGCAGGAAATGCTTTTGTAGAAGCACTAAAAGAAAAAGCACCGACCATTGGTGGATTCAATGGTATGGTTCAGGTTCCTTCTGGTTATGAGGAACCTGTTTTAGTATCTGGGACTGATGGTGTTGGAACTAAGATAAACATAGCAAGGATTGCTAACGACTATACAACTATTGGTTATGACCTAGTTGCTATGTGTGTTAATGATGTTATCTGTAGTGGTGCAAAACCATTATACTTTTTGGATTATGTTTCCACACAGAAGATAGATGGTAACGTTGCTGATATTATGGTGGGCATCCTTAAAGGATGTGAGGTAGCAGAGATGGATCTAATAGGTGGAGAGACTGCAGAACATTTTAGACAGAGGGATTATGATCTTGCTGGATTCTGTACAGGTATAGTAGAGAAGTCTCAGATAGTAGATGGTAGCTCAATCAAACCAGGTGATAAGATCATTGGTATAGAGAGTAGTGGATTCCATAGCAATGGATATACGTTGCTCAATGATATGTTATGGAGACACAAGATTGGTTATGATGATGGTTATATTGGTAAGGGTATGCCTGAGTTACTTACACCAACTGCAATCTATTGGCCACGGGTGAAGCATTACATGGATGAGATTCCCATACTAGGTATGGCACATATTACAGGTGGTGGACTGGTTGAGAATGTACCACGTTGTCTTCCAGAAGGACTAAAAGCAAACATAGATTATACTTCTTGGGATAGACCAGAGATATTTACAAAGGTACAGGAAGCAGGTGAGATAGAAGAAGAGGAGATGAGAAGGGTATTTAACTGTGGTATTGGTTTTGTTATGATAGTCCCACCAGATGTGGATGATTTGGATGCTAACCTTATCGGAGAAGTATCATGAGAATAGGAGTAATGTGTTCTGGAGAAGGAACTAACTTCGAGAATATTTTAAGATATCCTCAGCAGAAGCATGAGGTTGTGTTAATGATACACAATACTAAACAATGTGGTGCTAAGAAGAGAGCAGCAAAGTTTGGTGTTCCACATGTAAGAGTTCCACATAAAGATGAAGACCACATGATGCAACTCTTCAAAGCTTGGAGGGTTGATCTTATTGTATTAGCAGGTTATATGAGGGTACTTAAGAGACCATCAGAGTTTCATTGTCCCATCATAAATGTACATCCATCATTGCTACCTAAGTACAAGGGTTTACATGCAGTAGAACAAGCACTAGAATCAGGTGATGATGTTAGTGGGTGTACTGTCCATTATGTTAATGAAGAACTTGACGGTGGTGCTATAATAGAACAATCAAGAGTTCCCATTTGTCCTGGTGATACGGTGGAGACATTGCAACATCGTATCCAACGAGCAGAATATCATCTGCTCCCTCTCGTAATTAATGATTTAGCAAATGAGCAAGCCCAAACTAAGTGCATGGTTGTATAGCATCAACCAGTCTAAAAAGAATATGATGGATGAAGATCCATCTTTGGAGAACTCTTATCCATCATGGATTGTTAACAAGTGTCTAGCATCCTTTACAGACACTGTGTTGTTCGCTAATGAGATGAATATGAATTGGCATATATCCAAGCGTATGCAATACGACTTTTATATAAATAGTCTGAGACCTAGAAAGAGATTCTCTCCTTGGTCTAAGAAAGAGTCGATTGATTATCTTGATGAAGTTCGTGAGTATTATGGGTATAGCTATACCAAGGCTCTAGAAGTAATCAGGGTATTATCAACAGATCAACTCGAACATATAAAAAGATCATTGAATAAAGGTGGAAAATGATGTCCGTTGATACTGAGATCCAGTGGAAACAATCTGATATGATTGAGGTAGGTCTTAAAGAACCAGATGATTTTCTAAAGGTTCGTGAGACGCTAACAAGAATTGGTGTTGCTTCTAGAAAAGAAAGAAAGATATATCAGTCTTGTCACATCTTGCATAAGCAAGGAAAGTATTACATAGTTCACTTCAAGGAACTCTTCGCACTTGATGGTAAGAACACTAACATTACGGTGAATGATATTCAACGTAGAAATCGTATAACTCAGTTGTTATCTGACTGGGGATTAGTTACTATTATCAATCAGGATGGTGTTGGTGAGCTTGCACCATTAAATCAGATTAAAGTTATATCCTTTAAAGAGAAAGGTGAGTGGACTCTAGAGTCCAAGTATAATATTGGTAAGAAGAAACCATAATGTTATCAGACTTTATAATATTAAGTGAAGATGTAATTGATAAAACATTTGAAATATCAGATAAAGCAGAAGAACATATTCACATCCATGAAGCTTCCACAATGAAGTGGGGATGTATTAAAAATTTTTATAAAGATCCAGTAGCAGTAAAAGAATTTTTACAAAAATTTCCAGTAGTTCCTCAGAGTGCTACTATATCTCCTGGACTACAACAACACTTTCCTATGCCATTGATGTTTACCTTAAGAAAGGTATACAATTATCTGTATGGTGTACTAAGTAAATATAAGTTTCCTGTACATGAAAGAGGTAAGTTTGATAATAGTGATGAATCATACTTAGCTTGGCAGACATACTGTAATACCCATTGGAAACATATGGAGATTAGTTCAGCAAGTATGGTTCCTCATTCAGATCCATTCAGTTATGCTTTTAACGTTTGGTTGACTGATGATAATCCTGCTGGAACAGAGTTCTATTATAATTTAGATGGTCAGCATCCAGTATACTATGGTCGTACTAGAAATGCTTTAGCACCTGCTAGTGTTAAGAGTGTAACATGGGATCCAGATAAAATTGATACCTTCTTTGCAGAAAGAGGATGGCACAAATATCTTACTATGGAACCAGAATATAATAGTTGCACATTCTATCCTTCTCTATTTTACCATAAGCCAGAATGGGATTCTAGAAATTATAAAGAAGACCTAGTAAGATATTCTCAGGTCTATTCATACAGAGTATTTCCCCCACAGCAATTTCCAATGGTGTGGAATAATTATAAGAACTCAGAGGATCATAAAATTCAGTAAGATCCGTACTCAGTTTTCTGGTTTACCGCATAGCAAATTCAGTCCACCACTGCTTAAATAGTAGTGTGATGCCTTCGGGGTCACATTAACTAAGTCGCTTTAAGGAGGACACAATGCGTAGACCATACTGGGAAACCTATAGCCCATTTCAATTAGGATTCGATGAAACATTCAACAGACTGGAAAGACTTGCAGAAGCTGGACAGAATTATCCACCCTACAATGTATTTCATGGAGAGGATGGTGGAACCGTTCTGGAAATCGCTCTTGCTGGATTTTCAAGAGAAGATATCGAAGTTACCACCGAACAAAACATCTTAACAGTTAAAGCATCAACAGATACTGATGATAGGAAGTACACCCACAAGGGTATTGCTACTAGATCATTTGATAGAAGTTGGCAGTTAGGAGATTCTATAGAAGTTAAGAGTGTTGATTATAAGG